CCGGCATAAGCGTCGCCGAGACGGGCGAGCATCTTCAGAGTGTTCTCGAACTGCACACTGAAGGAGCCGTCGCACATGTCGTAGAAAGTGTGGCTCGTGAAAGAAACGCCACAAGTGAGACGAGTCTTGGAAGATTCGCGGGTGATGGTCCCGCAGAACTCCAACATGAGCTGACAAGCGGCTATAACGCAAGTAAGGTCGTCGCCGCATGCCGAGCCACCAAGGCCGCCACAGAGAATGTGTTGAATGATGCGGCCGAGCGAGTTGTCGCTGCTGGTGCTGTTCTGGCCCGAGGCCATGATCCCAGCTTTGAGGCACTCGTAGAGGTGGCCCCCGATGGAAAAGGTGTGGGCGCTCATGCAAAACGCGTCGGCAAAGAGCAGCTTCCGGAGGTAGGGAATGAGGGCCCGTTGGGCGTCATCCTCAGCGCAATTAAGCAAACCCTCCATGATCCTCGAGCGCACATCAGCGCAAGCTAGGAACATATCGCGGGAGCACGACATGTCCCACCCGGAAGCGTCCTCCGAGACGACGGTGCCGTCGCCACGGATGGTCTCAAAAGCGAAACCTGAGTCCGACGTGGACTCTCGAATCCACCGGCCGTCGGCCTTCTCCTTGAGCGTGTCGTAAATCTTGCTGCAGCCATGGAAGTCATGGCCGAGCCCAAGGCAGACCTTGTCCTGGTCTCCGTTGAGGTAGGAGTGCTTCATGGCCCTGGTGGAGCCTTCGTGCGCGATGTATTGGCACGCATTGTCAATAATGGAAGCAATCCAGATGCAGCGCCAGCGCTTAGAGCTGGCCTTGTCCTTCTTGTGCGGCTCACCCTTGACGGCAAGCTTGCAAGGATCGCGGAGGCCTAGAGCGAACATCTCTGCGGGCTGCATCCACGGTAACGCGTTAGCGTATGCGAATCGGGCGACAATCCTGCCGAGCGTGATTGCCCGAAGGTCGTCCTCCTTCTTCTTCCACTCCCCCTTGGGGCCTGCAATGTAACGTTCAGACCACCCGGATGACTTCTCTCTGTCAATGGCCTTGATAAAGCCTTGCATCGACTTCTGGAAAGAGAAGGTGTAACCCGGAATCCCGATGCCCGTGAGTTCGAGCGCCAGGTTGTTGTGGACATCTCGGCCATGAGAGGCCTCAGTGTACAGGTGGTCCCAAGACCCCTTAACGTCCTGCCGACTGGCCTGGTGCCTGAAGGAGGCGTCAAGGTTGACCACAGAGTTCTCGGGTGTGACGAACTCAGGGTCAGAGACAGTACCGATGTTGTAGCCACGCTCCGCGCAGGCTTGGTAGAACCGAGCCAGAGCTGCCTGGTTGATGGGCTTCTCCTTCTTGGCGTGGTGTCTGCCACGAGCATCGGCGTCGGCTAGCTTCCGCGAAAACGCGAGGCCGTTCTTGTCTGTGGTGTGGGGTGTGTTGGCGAAGTCTGCAACCGAATGACAGCCATCCGGCATCAGACACTCCTGGTAGTCGAAGAACTGACGGAGCCCCTGAATCTCCTTGATGTAAGGGCCGCGATTGCGTACGTAACCTTCCAGCTTCATCAGGCACGGGTCGTTCTTAGCAAGCTCTTCTTCGATAACCTTCTTCTCGTCCTCGGTGAAAGGGCGATAATCTAGGCGAGCTTCCCACTTGTGCTTGAAGTGGAACTGGCGGGCGTAGTCGTGCTCAACGGGCTTCCCATGCAACTCGAACTGGTTGTTGAAATCGGCTCGAGTCGGCTTCGTGACGGCTTCCGCAACGACAGCCAGACGGCGAAGGTCTGAAGGCGAGTGGTTGCCGCAAATCTGCTTCTGAATGTCAGGCACAGAGAGCTGGGTAGCTTGGACAGAAACACTGGGAGCTCCAGCCCTGGGGGGCTGCATGACGCAGGGTTTCTCGAGCGGCGCAGGATTGGAGGGAC